CTATTGCCAAACTTGATAACAGCCTGTTTTGGCTTGGTGCTGACCCTCGTGGCTTTGGTATTGTCTATCGTAACCAAGGTTACACAGGCAAACGCGTATCTACCCACGCTATTGAGTACGCTATTCAAAGCTATGGCGATATTACTGACGCTGTAGCATACACTTATCAGCAAGAAGGCCACGCTTTCTACGTTCTTAATTTCCCAAGCGCTAACAAGACTTGGGTGTATGACGTAGCTACAGGCGCATGGCATGAACGTGCTAGTTGGTTTAATGGTGAGTTTATTCGTCACCGTGGTCAATGTCAGATGAACTTTAATAGTCAAACCGTTATTGGCGACTATGAAAATGGCAATTTATACGCTTTTGACCTTGATGATTATTCTGATAATGGCGCAGTGCAAAAGTGGGTTCGCTCATGGCGCCCGTTGCCGCCCAACCAAAACAACCTTAAACGTACAGCCCAACACACCCTTCAATTGACTTGCGAGTCAGGCGTTGGCATTAATTTAGGGCAAGGTAGCGATCCACAGGTCATGCTGCGTTGGTCTGATGATGGCGGCCATACGTGGTCTAGCGAACATTGGATTTCAATGGGTAAGATTGGTGAATATGGCTATCGTGCCATCTGGCGTCGTCTTGGCATGACTACCAAGCTACGCGACCGTATTTACGAAGTATCGGGTACAGATCCTAATAAAGTGGTTATTGTGGGTGCTGAACTATTCCTCAGCGGCACAAACACAAATGGCTGACATTACCCTAATACCTTCAGCTAAAGTACCGCTGATTTACCCTGACACAAGTACGATGTCAACCGAATGGTATCGGTTTTTTTGGAATATCTACGGTTTTACAGGTACAGGCGTTGTACCCGTTGATAAAGGTGGTACAGGCTTAAATACCATTGGCAATCACCAATTAATCATTGGTAACACCAACAATGTGTTTGAGCCTGCGTCTTTGCGTGGTTTTGGCATCAATATCACATACGACCCTGGCTACGTTAATTTGTCTATTGGCAATTCAGGAGTTACGCCAGGCACTTACGGCAATGCAGCAAGTGTTGGTCAATTTACTGTAGATCAATACGGCGTTTTAACTTTTGCCCAAAACGTACCGATTGCCATTAGCGCGGCTCAAATTACTAGCGGTACGCTTGTTACAGCTAGAGGCGGTACAGGGTTATCATCTTTTGTTGCAAATCAACTTTTCTATGCTGGATCTACAAGTACAATAAATCAATCAAACAAACTGCTGTTTGATGGTAACGTACTAACTTCTACGGGCGGTATTGGCGGGGGTAACTTTTAAATGACAAGCATAGCGAAACATAATAGAATCAGTCTAAATTTAGGAGCTTTTTATGGCCGTTAACCTTTCGCCTGTTGCTGGCGCTGCCGCACAATTCTTTGATAATAGCGGCAATGTATTGACTGGGGGTAAGCTATATACCTATTTGGCGGGTACAACTACGCCAGCAGTTGCATACACTAATTCAAACGGCGTAACAGCCCAGCCTAACCCAATTATTCTTAACGCCGCAGGCAGAGTGCCAGACAGCGGTGAAATTTGGCTATCTGATAGCGTTTCGTACAAATTTATTCTTAAAGATTCTAATGACGTGCTAATTGGCACCTATGACAATTTGGTAGGCATTAATTCCAATTTTGTTAACTTTACCGGCGAAGAAGAAACACAAACAGCTACGCAAGGGCAAACTGTTTTTACCTTGACAACACTTCAATATCAACCTGCAGCTAGCAATTTATTGGTGTTTGTTAACGGATCTAAACAGATTATTACTGATAATTACGTTGAAACATCTTCAACTGTTGTTACTTTTGTTGACGGCTTAAACGTAGGGGATGTAGTTGATTTTTGCACTGCAACACCAATTAATACATTTACTTTTGTAGCACCTAATGCTACAACTACGCAAAAAAATGCCATAACTGGTGCAGCTATAGGGCAAGTTTTGTTTGATACAACGCTACAAAAATTGTGTGTCTATACTTCAACTGGTTGGCAGACTGTGACGAGCGCATAATGGCACAACCAGGTAACTTTACCCCCATCCTGTTATACGGTAGCAGTACGCCAGGCAACGTGCCTTTGGCAGCTAATCTGACCAATAGCGCTACAGGATCAGAAATAGCTATTAACGTAGCCGATAAAAACTTGTTCTTTAAAGATAGCGGTGGTACGGTTAATACAGTGCCTATTCGTCAGTCAAGCACAAGTTCTAACGGTTGGCTATCCGCAACGGATTGGAATACGTTTAATAACAAGTCCAATACAAACGGTACAGTTACAAGCGTTGCTGCACTAACCCTTGGCACAACAGGTACAGACCTTAGCTCTACTGTAGCTAATGGCACAACAACGCCTGTTATTACCCTTAACGTACCAACCGCTTCAGCTACTAATCGTGGGGCGTTAAGCGCTGCTGATTGGACAACATTTAATAACAAAACAAGTAATACAGGCACCGTAACTTCGGTAGCTGCAACCGTACCTGCTTTTTTATCTATATCTGGTAGCCCAATTACAACTAGCGGTACTTTAGCAATTAGTTACTCAGGTACCGCATTGCCAGTAGCCAATGGAGGTACAAATTTAACTTCATTTACTGCAAATGGAATTGTTTATGCAAGCTCAACCTCTGCTTTAGCAACTGGTTCTGCATTAACATTTGATGGGACAAATTTAGCTACCACAGGAAGTGCAACAGCAACTGCATTTATTCCATCTAGTTCTACTGTACCTACCAATGGATTATATTTACCAGCAGCTAATACTATTGGTTTTGCTACCAATACAACAGAACGTATGCGCTTTGATGCTAGTGGCAATTTGTTGGTTGGCACAACAAGTTCAGAAAATTCAGCAAAAACGACAATAACTTTTACTTCTAGTAATAATGGTCTTGCTCTGAATGAAACCAGCAATAGTAACAATACTCTTTTCTTATTTTTTAGACAATCTTCTATAACTATTGGAAGCGTTACAAGAGTAGGAACAACATCTGCTGTTATTTACAATACTACATCTGACTACCGCTTAAAAACTGTAATAGCACCTGTTATTAATTCTGGAGAAAGAATTGATTTACTAGAGCCGATTGAATATGATTGGAATACTGGTGGTCGTGCCAAAGGTTTTTTAGCCCATCAGTTTGCAGAAGTTTATCCAAATAGCGTTACTGGTAAAAAAGATGCAGTAGATAAAAACGGAAATCCAGTTTATCAAGCTATGCAAGCATCAAGCGCAGAAGTAATGGCTGATTTAATTTCAGAAATACAATCAATTCGAAAACGAATAGCAATTTTAGAGGCTAAATAATGACTACATTAATCCCAAAATTTGACTTAATGAATGGTGGGTTAACTCCTGCTGGCGCAATAAATAGACCAATAAACGAAAAACTTCAAGAAAGTATATCGGTAAAAGATTTTGGTGCTATTGGGGACAACATTGCAATTGACACTATTGCCATACAAAATGCTCTTAACGCAGCTAGGGATGCTGGCGGTGGTACTGTTTATTTTCCAATAGGAACATATTTAATTGATAATGCGCTAAATGTTTATAGCAATACAACAATTATTATGTTTGGGACAGTAAAAGTTTACGCAATGGAATTTGGCGAAACTTATGAAACTGCTTTTATTACAGATATTACCGCACCTACAAATAACATTGCTTTTATAAACCCACAAATTGATTGCAACAATGTTGCGCCATCAAACGCAATAATAATTAGAAACAGCGCAACAAATGTTCGGATTGAAGGTGGATATATTAGAAATTGTGCAAACACTAGCACAATGTCTGGTGGTCGGGCTATAAATTTAGAAGGTGGTGGCACTACTAGTAACATTACTGTTACTGGAACTACTATTGAAAATTGTTGGAATGGCGTTTCGGTATCTGGTGGTGGGTCTATACAAGCTAACTCAAATATTAGTGTTTCAAATTTAGCAATTAAAGATTGTCAAATTGCTATTTCATTGTTTGGCAATGCCGATGGATACCCTCACAGCGCAGAATTTATGCAAGCGGAATTTTCAAACATTTCAATTAGAAATTGCGGTCATTTAACAACATTTACAACTCAAGCAGGCGTTATTTGCTCAGACAGAGGCAGTAATGTTTCATTTAATAACATATATGTATTTAATGATTCAACTTATGGTGAAGTAAACGCCTTATGGCGTGGAGATGCAAATAACATTAGCATGAACAACGTAACAATGGATGGAACTTTAACTGGCTCTTTGTTTGATTTTTCAAGCTATAAAGAACAAAATTCTTACCCATTGTTTGCAAACTCATCTTTAAACAGCCGATTTTTAAATGTTAATCATATAGGAACAATACCTCAAATTATTTTTCTTCCTATTTTTAGCGCAGCGTATTTAACAAACTGTGAGTTTGATGTTTATACTGATGTAGTTACATCCGACAGTCCCACAAACACAAATTTAGATAACAAAACAAGTGTTTATATTACTGCTCAAAACAAAACAAGCAACTCTATATTGCAAGGTTATTGTGCAGACATGAGTCAATTTGAGAATGAATTTTCAGATTGGAGTGATCAGGAAATTAACTTTAGCATTTCTGGCGCAGCAAAATCTTGGGCTTTAGTAGCAGGAGATACTGGCGTTGTAAATCGTGGGTTTGGTATTTTATGCACTCGCAACAGTACAGGCAATTACACAATTACTTTTAGCAGACCATTCCCTACAATAAATTATGTAGTGTTAGTGCAAGCAACACCTACAGATAATTCTTCCGTACAGTCGGATGAAATTTCATCAAAAACAGGTTTTGGTTTTAATCTACAAACTTTTAGCGGCGGTGTTTTAACTGATAAGTCTTTAATCAATATCGCTGTATTCTATTAAAGGTTTAAATATGAATACATACTTTTGGAAAATTGAAGCATTAGACTGTATTCCATCTATTGATGGTCAGTCTAATGTGGTGTCTTGCGTTCATTGGCGTGTTAATGCTACTGATGGCACAAACACAACTAGCGTTTATGGATGTCAATTGTTAGTTTTTGATGCAAAAGCGTCTTTTACACCTTACTCTAAACTAACCAAAGACACGGTAGTAGCTTGGGTTCAAGAAGCTATGGGTATTGACGCTGTTACTAGATTGCAAGAAGGGTTAGACAAACAACTAGAAGGTTTAGATACCCCCGCTGTTATTACTTTACCGTTGCCTTGGTAATAATGGGTCAACTGCTCTATACCGAACAAAAGGTGCCGTCGCATGATGTTGCGTTGCCTTTAAAGGCGCAAGTACAAGCGTTGCAAGACGCCATGTTACAAATGCCACAGGTAGCGGTGGTGACTGAGCATACATTTAAGCCGAAGGTTTACGAGCGCAAAATGATCGTACCACCTTGGACGTTGATTACGGGCGCTGAACACAAAACGCCGTACAAAGTCAGGCTTGAAAAAGGTACAATTGCGGTAACTATGGATACCGAAGTCAAAGTATTGACAGGGCCATGTGAGTTTGATGCGCCTGCGGGTATTCAACGGGCGGGGCAAGTGTTTGAGGATGAAGTAGTTTGGGTGGATGTCTATGACAATCTTGATGATTGCACCGATGTCGCCGCCGTAGAAGAACGCTTGTATGTAATACCTGAGTGCGGTTTGTTATCGAATAGAATTGATTTACAGCTTAAAAACGAGCAAAATAAGGTCAATATTATTGGTCTTGAAGAACAAAGGATTTAATCATGGCAGCCATAGTTAGCGCCGTAGTAAATTTAGGAAGCTCTTTAATTGGCGCAAAAGCGTCTAAAGACGCCGCCCAAACCCAAGCCAACGCAGCAAATAACGCTACCGCAGCTAATGCCGCCGCGTTAGAACGTCAGATTGAAATTAGCCAGCCTTGGCGTAAGGCAGGTGAAACTGCCGTAAATCAGCTATCTGCTATGACTCAGCCTGGCGGCGAAGCTACCAAAGCGTTTAGTTACGGCCCATTTAACTATCAAGCCGACCCTGGCTACGCGTTTCGTTTAAAAGAAGGCATGAACGCCATGAACGCTACAGCGGCGGCTAGAGGTGGTTTAATCTCTGGTAATGCCCTTAAAGCGGGTCAAATTTATGGTCAAGAAATGGGTTCGCAAGAATATGGCAACGCATTTAATCGCTATTTGCAAAACTACAGCAATGCTCAAAATACATTCCAATTGAACCGCAATAACTTGCTTGGCCCATTACAGTTCCTTAGCACTCAAGGCCAAGGCGCTGCGGCAGGGCAAGCGGCTAACATTGGTAATACTGCTGCGTCTAATGCTGCGCTATCTACCGGCGCTGCTAACGCTACGGCTGCTGGACAAGTTGGCGCGGCTAATGCCTTTACAAGTGGCATTGGCAATGCTTTAGGTCAATATCAGATGAATAGCATGATGAACCGCTACATGGGCGGAGGTAACACTTCCGCATATACAAGCAACGCTGGGTATGGCTTAAATGCGGCTGACAATTGGTTAACACGTCAATCTAATCAGGCAAGCCCTGATTTTGTTGGCCCATCGTATTAATAAGGAATAAATATGCCAATCGACGCAAGTATCCCCTTAAATGTACAGCCGCTTAAAGTAGAGTCGCCCGTTAATCAATTGGCGATGATGGGCGAAACCATGAAACTTGGTGAGCTAGGACGTGGTATTGCAGAGCAAAACAAGCTAAATGAGTACCTTCAAAGCGGCGCTGATTTATCTTCGGCTGAAGGACGTCGTGGGCTAATAAACTACGGTAAAACAGGTTTAGGCTATGCAAAAGCGTTAAATGAGCAAGATTTATCTGCGGCTAATCTTAAAAAGACCAACGCTGAAATTACCTCAAAAAACATGGAAATTATGCGGGAGCGTACTAAAGACCTGCTTCAAAATCCGTCAAACGAAAACTATATTGCACATATACAAGAAGGTTTACGTGATGGTTTGATTAGCCCTGAACAAGCGCAACGCAGCGTACAAACTTACACGGCTATCCCACCTAATCAGCGTGTAGCATACCTTAATCAAAGTTTAGCTAAAGCGGAAACGGTCTACACACAAGGGCAAGAAAATATACGCCACGCAACACCTAGCGGAAGCGCTCGTGTACAAGCCGCAGCAACTTTAGCTACCAAACAAGAATCTGAGTTTGAAAAAACACTTGGTGGCGAACAAGCAAAAGCGCTTATTAAAAGCCGTGAAGGAGCGCAAGATGCTAAGGCTATTTTGGAAACTAACCAAATTGGGCGCGACATCCTTAATTCAGGTGCTATTACTGGGTCCGGCGCTGACTTCTTTGTTGGTCTTAACCAAGCGCTTAAAACAGCGGGTATCGACGCTGGGTATGGCGATGCGGCGGCTAATTCACAAGCTTATGGCGCAACAATGGCGTCTAACGTCGGTAAGTTGATTAAACAATACGGTGCTGGCACAGGCTTGTCTGACGCCGACCGCGAATTTGCTACTAAAGCGGCTGCTGGTTCTATCAACATGGATGAAAAAGCAATTCGTAAAGTGCTTGAAATTAACGATAGAGCAGCACGAAATGTCATTACTGACTACAACAAAAAAGCAGAAGGTATTAAAACGAACATCCCGCTTAAAGTTGATCTACCTAGCAGCGCAGCGCCAATGTTTGCGGTTAATCCAAAAACAGGCGCCCGTATTCAATCTACAGATGGCGGTAATACTTGGACTCCCGTAGGAGCTAAATAATGGCGCTACCAGAAGGTTTTACCCTTGAAACGCCTGTACCACAAGAAGTTAAACTGCCTGCTGGTTTTCAATTAGAAACACCTGTAGCTGGTGCTCCCATACGCCAAAATGTAAGCGCTGAAGCGCCGCGCCGTAGCTATGAGTTAGGCGATATACCCGCCGCTGCCGTAAAAAACTTGCCTAAAAGTGCTACTGAAGCGGTATCAGGGCTTTATCAAGCCGTTACGCATCCTTTAGATACACTTGAAACATTGCGTCAAGTAATCGGTGGCGGAGCATATAACGCTTTGCCTGCGCCAGCGCAAAAGTTTGTTATGGATGTATCTCGTGATCCTGAGCGTTTGCAACAATCTATTGCTACGGCTGACGCTGTTGGCGGTATCTATAAAGAACGCTATGGTGACTGGGAAAAAGTCAAACGCACTATGGCTGAAGATCCTGTCGGAGCCATTAGCGACTTATCTACTTTGTTTTCAGGCGGTGCGATGGCTACTGCTAAAGTTGCACCTGCCGTATCGCAAGGGTTAACTAAAGCGGCTACATTTACTAACCCGCTTAATGCGTTAGTAAAGCCCGTTGAAATGTACGCAAAAGGTAAAAATGCGTTGCTACAAACGCAAAAAGAAGCCAACGCAATTCGTGATGCTAATCTTCTTGAAGCGCAAAAATTAGGCTTTGTAGCTACACCAGGTAGTTTAAACCCCGTGGGAAGCAACGTCATAAAAGAACGTATTGCGGGTAAAACATATTTAGAACAACTTGGGTCTATTAATAATCAACAAATGGCCGATAAAGTAGCTCGTAAAGCGGTTGGTTTAGCCGAAGGCGCCGATTTAACGCCAGAAGCAATGAAAGGTATCCGTGAGGCTGAATATAACAAAGGATACGCACCTATTAAAAAATTAGGCACGATTGCGGCTGACGATGTTTATCTTGACGATTTAGCTAATATTGAGTCTAAATACACTGGCCCATCTAAATCGTTTCCTGAAGCGGTGCCTGATGAAGTAGGCAAGCTAATTTCTAAATACACCATAGATAAATTTGACGCTGCGGATGCAATTGATGTCATTAAAAATTTGCGTGAACAAGCAAGCGCTAACTTTAGAAAAGGCGAAAATGCCTTAGCTAAATCACAACTTGATATTTCTACAGCATTAGAAGGTCAAATTGCTCGTACTTTAGAAACCTCGGGCGATCCTAAACTTGCAGGTTTGTTAGAGCAATTTAAAGCTTCACGTCAACGCATGGCGATTAGTCATACAGTTGAGGATGCTATTCGCGTAGGATCAGGCTCAGTAGATGCTAAAAAATTAGGTCGTGATATTCAAAACGACAAATTTATGACTGGCGATCTTAAAACAGTAGCCGAATTTGCCAACACTTTTCCACGTGTCAACGTGCCGCCTAGTATGATTGGTACACCTGGCGCTGGGGGTATATTTGGTCGTAGCCTTAGCGGGTTAGCAGCAGGCGGTGCAACACAATTACTTACTAAAGATCCTAGTCTTAGTATAGCTATGACTATGGCGCCTGAGTTAATTTCTGCTGGTATGCGTGAATATATGTTGTCTAAAGTCGGCCAACGTCGTATTGCCCCTAACTATGATCGTTTTAAAGGTCTAGCTGAAGGTTTAAGCGACGAAGGTATGCGTAACGCATTGATGACAATGCAAGCGGGGGATATTACCCGTGAAAAGAAAAACAAACTAGCGAGGTAAAACATGGATTGGCAGTTACTTTTTAATCTTGGCGGGACTGCCATTCTCTTTTCAATCGGCTGGTGGTGTCGTCAAATATGGGATTCCGTTCAAAAATTGAAAGAAGATGTCAAACAGATTGAAATTGATCTGCCAACACATTACATCAAAAAAGACGAGATCAAAGAGCGTTTTGACCGTATTGAGCTATTGTTAGATAAGCTTTATGAAAAACTTGAATCAAAGATGGATAAACCATGATTCAAATAGAAATAGGTCGTTTTTCCTTTTATGTTTGTTTTTGTAGAGTGTACAGCGCTCAAGCCGATGATTTATACCGAAAAGGGCTAACTATTCGTTTTGGGCATTACGTATACGACCTAAAAAAAGGCTGGCGTGACTGGACAAAGGATAAATAATGGATCCATTGACCATACTTGCAACGTTTGCACCGTTTGTAGTTGACTTAGGGAAATCCCTAATAAACAGATTTATTGCTGGCGATTCATTTAAGCCTGCCAACATTGATGAATATTTAAAGATGCGTGAGCTTGATTTAAGCTTCTTTAAGACTATGAACGACGCAGGTGGTACTAACCCCTCATATCCTTGGGTTGAGGCTATTGTGCGCCTCATGCGCCCTGCTGTAACGATGATTGTTCTTGGTACATGGGCTTTTCTTGAGTTAAATAATATGTCATCGCCAACTGTTACCAATTTTGCCTCAGCCGTAGGTTTTTACTTATTCGGCGATCGCACCTTGTTTTACGCTAAAAAAGCCGGATGAACGCTAATTTTGAAAATTGTCTTAAGCATTTATTAATGCACGAAGGCGGCTTCGTAAATCATCCATCTGATCCTGGCGGTATGACCAACCTTGGCGTTACTGCTAGAGTCTGGGAAGAATGGGTAGGACACCCTGTAGATGAAAAGCAAATGCGGGCGTTGACGCCTGCCCTTGTAGCGCCTTTATATAGAAAGAAATACTGGGATGCTTGCCGAGCTAATGATCTTGTATCTGGTCTTGACTACGCTGTTTTTGATGTCGCTGTTAACTCGGGCGTCGGACGCGCCATTAAGCTTTTACAGTCGTGTGTTGGCGCTACTCCAGATGGCGGCTACGGCTCTATTACTGCTGCATTAGTCAAAAAAGCCGAGGCAGATCCTGCCCGGCTAATTGAGTTGTACTGCGCTAAACGGATGGAGTTCTTAGAATCCTTAAAGACTTTTCCCATATTCGGAAAAGGTTGGAGCCGCCGCGTTGCTGAGGTTAAGGCTGATGCTCTAGCAATGGCTCAAGGTACTTAACCGTGGTTAGCAAATGCGCCGTGGTATTTATGACGCATAGCTTCACAGACAAATTTAGCGTAATCAATATCACGATAATAGCCAAAATGACGTACTTTTCCTGATACTTTTAAATAAACTTTCCATTTTTTAACGGCGTTATCCCAACATATTCCTTTAATGCCTGACGCATTATTTACGCTAATTTTTCTGTTTTGACCATTTTGTACAGTTGTAGCTTCACGTAAGTTTTCAATATTGTTGTTTAACGTATTACCGTCTATATGGTCGATTACGTTCGGTAAATATCCGTGGTGCAATAAGAACACTAACCGATGAACTTTATAGGCTTTACCCTTAATAGAAGTTGATACGTAGCCTTGTTTATCTGTAGACCCTGCAATATCGCCTATTTTTATTCTTCTGCCCGACATTACCTTCCAAATTAAATTTCCTTGTTTATATTCAAACAATTGTTTTATTTGATCTTGTGTAACCATTATTTTTGCTCCTCTAGATACTTTTCCAAACGAGATATTCTTTGTTCATCATAACTTACAAGCGCAGTGTAATAGCCTTGACAAGTTTTATGCTCAAGATAGCTACGCTTGGCGTTTTCTAACTCTTTAGCCGCTAGGCTTTTTGCTGATGGCGGGTTCGTTACCGCTAACCAAATTCTCTTTATTGCGTTCATTTTCATTCCTTTTCGTGATGCAGTCTTTGCAAAACCATTTATAGGTCAGACCGCTAGGGTTGTTTACTACGGTGCCAGTAGCGTTGTTCTTACGTTGCTGGCAGTTGTTACACGTTCTAGTCATCATCTACCAAATATTGAGTCGTACATAGGCGTCGATGATGGCGCGGGGGTGTTGTAGCTAGGCAACACTAACGGTGCAGGTGGTGCCATTACAGTGCCTACAGACTGACCTTGTGGGCCATAGATGTAGGTTGTATTGCCTGAACGCATGGCGGTGCCTTGTGCCTGACCTTGTGGGCCATAGAAATACTGCGTATTACCTGACTGCTGTACCGTACCTAAGCTTTGACCTTGTGAGCCGTATAGATAGGTGGTTTGTGCATACGCTTGGTTTTCCCAAATAGCGCCTGCTAAAAATGCTGCGGATAACGCGATAATTTGTAATATGAATTTCATTTTTGTTTCTCCTGGGTGATTACTTCACGATAAGCCTTAATTGCGTCCTTAACGTCCTGGCGCAATGCTCGCATTTCAAAATACATTTCTTCTGCCAATTTAGCCAAATTCTCATGGCTCCATGACCTAAAATCAGGTGGCATCATGGTTTTACCGCCAAACTCATTAGCTCAATACGCTCACGGGATACGCGCAACGTGTTGTAGCGTTGATGTAAGCGCTGCAATACAGACGCCCGCTTCTCATTAACCTTTTCAAACTCAAGCAACCCTAATACCTGTTCTTCACTCATCATGGAAAGAGCATTATTTAACGCGCGCCAACTTAGCTTCTTCATTCTTAATCCTTTCCTTAAGGGCTTTGATCTCGTCAATTGTTCTAGTTAATGCCCTAGCAGCCGTGCCATAGTTACGTACCCTTATGACCGATTCTGCCTGTTTAACCTTCAATTTTGCCTTAAGACTTAGCAATCTTTTCACTTTGTAGCCTTTCTATTTCTTTAATTAAGTCGCGGATCATTATTTCAATGTTGGTATCTGGCGCATATTCGCGGATGTCGTCAGCCAATTTCTTTGCTTCGTCTAATAGCTTCATTTCTCACTCGCTTTCTTTATTGGAATGGGTCAAACAAAAATAACAAAAACCCACAAACTATTGCACTACCAAAAAATACCAAAAGAAATTCAATAAATTCCCATATCATTTCTCACTCGCTTTCTTTAGTATTGCTCTAGCAAAATCCAATGCTGTGCTAGGGTATCTTGCATCTTCAAACATTGGGCTGGCTATTTCTAATATTTCCTCATCTGTTAGTTCTACTGGATGGGTATAGAGTTTCGTGCCTACTGGTGGATAGTTATCTACAAGCCAATTCACTCGCAAGCTACTAGCATCGCCTACTGCCATCTGCTCTAAAACTAATTCCGCTACTGGTTCATTGTTCATTTCTCTTGTGCCTCGTCTAAAATTGATCTAATCATCTGCAATACATTGTCAGGCTGAAACTCATAATAATTGCCCATATCTACACTAAAAGCCTCTACATAATCCATTATTTCATCATCTGTTAGTTCTTTTACTGGATGGGTATCAACAAACTTTGCAAGGCAATCATTAAAACCTCTGTTATAAATTTCTGCAATCACTAAAGATTCTGATTTATCCGCTGGTTTATTCATTTCTCTTGTGCCTTTCTTATCCATTCTTCAAACTCTGCACCATAACCTTGCTTTATATTTCCTTGTTGCTGATTACGAAACAACTGGTTATGTGCTGTATGTAATTGGCTTTTCATCGCCTCGATTTCGGCTTGTTGCTGACGGCATTTGTCCCTATAACAGCAAGCGTTATGAGGACTGTTAATTCCATCTGCTAGTTCATTTGCGTTCATTTCTCTTGTGCCTTTCTTAGTATTGCTCTAATGGCTTTCTTTAATTCTTCTTTTTCAAACTCATACCAAACACTTGTAGTTGCCACCCATGTATGTTTAACTTTGACTAGCTCATCCATTATTTCCTCATCTGTTAGTTCTTTATTGTCTAATTGCCTTTGTAGGCTGTTAATCTGTTCTTTTGCTTCCATTAGGATGATGTGTGCCGTACCCCAAGGAAGCTCTGCTGTCTCCTCTAAATAGGTTTCAATGTCGTTTAATACCTTTTCAGTCGTTAATCTCATTTCTCTTGTGCCTTTCTATTTAACCACCCAAAAACAAATCCAATCCAAAAAGATACAAAGCTAATCAATCCAACAATTTGTCCGTCAGTCATTTCTCTTGTGCCTTTCTTAGTATTGCTCTAGCAAAATCTTGCAAACATTCTTTTTCACTAACATCGGTCTTACAGTATTCTTCATACGCATCGTATATTTCCTCATCTGTTAGGTCTGCTGGATGGGTGTAGAGTGGTGTAACAATTCCAGCAGATTCTAATTTCATATCTGCAACACAATCCTCTAAATATGAAGATGTATCTTTCCATTTTTCAAGGTTTATCCACGCTACTGGTTCATTGTTCATTTCAATTCCTCCAATGCAATATCACTTAATGCCCGTTTATCTTTAAGGGCGTCCCAAATCCTCAAATCAATCGTTTTGTTGGTTAATAAGAGGTAAACCCATACATCATGCTTCTGACCGCTACGGTGCAGGCGGCCTACTGTCTGCTCGTACAACTCAAGGCTCCAAGGCAACGATACAAAGACCATCTTGTTACCGCCATGCTGAAGGTTTAGCCCGTGTCCGGCTGACTTAGGATGAATCAATAGCAACTCAATCTTGCCATCGTTCCAACGCTCAATAGCCTTGTCATCGTTGATTGTCTGTGCGTTAGGATACCGACGCTTAAGTTCAGCCAATTCCTCAATGTAGTTGTAAACAATGATGGTGTTGTCGTGCTGGTTTTCCTCAAGCAACTCATCAAGCATATCGAACTTGTGGGTACTAAACCAAATCGGCGTCTTGGTCACGTTCATGCGTCCAGGCGTGTCTGAGGCTGTTGTAGTCGTTTCATAGACCCAACCACCTGCCATCTGCTGAAGCTTGCCTGTAACCACGCCTGCGTTGACGGCGGTAATCTGCACGTCCTTGAACTCAATGACAAAATCCTTTTTCATCTTCTCGTATGGGGCGCGGTCAGCCAAGTCACACTTCATCTCAACGGTGTGGCATGGTGGCAACTTGTCAGCGTATTCGCCAGCGTCTAACAGGAATGTCGCAGGTTTGATACGCTCCATAACCTGCGCCAATGATCCTACGCGTGGCTCCCACTCACCAAAGTCTTTGTTAACCAAGACAAAGTAATGCTGCATAAACGCGCCTTTGGCACGTCCAAGCAACTCTTGGTTGATGATCTTGCACTGACCAAACACATCTTCTAAACCATTGGATGTAAACGAACCTGTCAAACCCCAACGGATCTTGATCTTGTCTACCACCTTAGCTAATGCTTTAAAGCGCTTGCCTGATGGGTTCTTAAGCTTGGTTAGCTCGTCAAACACGATGCCATCAAAGTCTAGCTCTTGGTCAGCAAGCCATTGGATGTTGTCGTAGTTAGTAACTACTACGGGAAAACCCGAATGTAATGCGTTAGCGCGTTGGGCAGGCGTACCAACTGCAACTGCTAACGGCATATCAGTAGCCCACTTCGGTTGCTCTACAGGCCATACGTCAGTACAGACACGCTTAGGAGCCAACACAAGCCACCGTTTAACAAAACCATAGCGCAACATATCTTGCATGGCAGTCAGCGTCAGCGCTGTCTTTCCCGCGCCCACAGGGGCAAGGATCATGGCACGATCGTTCTCGTACAAGAAGTCGGCTGCCTTTTCTTGGTAATCTCTTAGCTTCATAGCTCCGCTAACCATTCCATAACATCCTCTTTCGTCCATAGGCAAGCGTATTTCTGTTTTAGCGACCACATTTCATCCGCAAATAGATCTTGGAGAGGCGATAAATGACCCCCTTTAGGGCGTTTGATCTCGACAAACCAGGTATCGCCGTTAGGCAGACAAGCAATTCGATCAGCAACCCCACGCTGGCTAATAGACTTGAATTTATAAGTCTTGCCACCAATTGAAGCCACCGCCCAACAGAAGTATTTTTCAATTTCTGCTTCTCTTTCAGGTTTATTCATCACGTGCAAACTCCTTATGGTATTTAGCTCTAGCTTCGGTAGCTACTAGGCTAGCTAGCTCTATATCGTCATAAGTACCAAAGTATTTCTGTTTATCTTTTAGTTTCAGCACAACAATCCATTTCTTACCGTTTTTACTTTTGTAAACATTTTTAAACCCTGACGTGTTGTTGCTGTTTATAGGCCTATTTGCCATGTTTTCAGTCAGCGTCGCAGCGCGTAGGTTTTCTATCCTATTGTTTGATGGGTCGCCATCTATGTGGTCTATACACCAAGGTAAATCCCCGTGGTGCATTAAATAGATAAGTCTGTGCGCTAGGTATAGCCATCCTTTTATGGATATTTGACGATAGCCTTTAGCGGTAACAGACCCAGCCTTATCACCTATAGATATTTTGGTTGAACTCTTGACTTTCCAATACAAATCACCGTCATGGTAGTCAAATAATTTGTGCATTAATTGTTGGGTTGGTAAGCTCATGTAAAAAAGTTTAACACAACTTAAAAAACTGTGGTAAAGTTTAATCTCAGTCAACTAAAGTAAAGGAATCAAAATGAAAGCATTTGCATGGCATGAAGGTTTTGAAGAAGAAGCTGGTATGGATTTACGTGACTATTTTGCTGCTAAAGCTATGCAAGGTTTAATTGCAAACCCTAAAGTAAATGAACAATGGTCTGAAGAACAAGTTGCTTCTTGGGCTTATACACAAGCGGATGCAATGATGGAGGCGCGGTAATGAAACATAGTTCAATAGTCGGCGGCTCGACCGCCAAACGCGTAATCAATTGCCCTGGCTCAGTCAAGCTTTGCGACTTGATGCCACCAAAGCCTTCGTCCAAGTACGCTGATGAAGGCACCCTCTGCCATAACGCTATGGATTTGATTCTCAATGGTCAAACGCCTGAGTCTTTGCTTGGCATGACTTATGAAGAACAAGTAATGACGCAAGATTTGCTAGAGCGCAAGATTTACCCAGCGTTAGCGCTATTAGATGAAGTTGACCCCCATAAGGAGATGGAATATGCAACGGAAACACGAGTTGGTTTTGGTGATTTTTTGCCTGACGTATTTGGTTCTACTGACCTTCTCGGTCGTATTGGGAAACGCGCTTTCGTTTTGGATTGGAAGTTTGGTGATGGCGTGGCTGTAGAAGCCGAAGAAAATCCACAACTGATGTTCTACGCTGCAGCCGCTATGCGTACGCCTGAAGCTAAATGGGTGTTCGATGGCTGTGACGATATTGAGATGATTATTGTGCAACCTCCTGCAATCAAGCGTTGGGTTACAGATAAGCAACGCATCCAAGCGTTTGAGCTTGAGTTGGCAACTGCCGTCAAGATCGCTCAAATGCCTGACGCACCCCTTAAATCAGGCGATCACTGCCGTTGGTGCGCTGCCAAACCTACCTGCCCTAAGATGACAGGCGCAGTTGATCGTGCTACGCAGATTGCATTAAAAGACCTCAAGCCTGACCAGATTAGCTTTTATTTAGGCCAAGCTGACCTGCTTGAGCAATGGATTACAGATGTTCGTGCTTTAGCGCATCAAATGCTAGAAGCTGAAGTACGGGTGCCAGGTTACAAATTAGTTGCCAAGCGAGCTACACGCCAATGGATCAATGAAGATGACGCTATGGTAGCTATGCTCAATGAGGGTATTCCTGAAGAAGAATTATTAGTTTCTAAGGTAATATCTCCAGCTCAGGCAGAAAAAGTATTGAAAACGCATGGTAAGAAATTACCTGCCGATCAAGTAGTAGCAGTAAGCAGTGGCAGTACGTTGGTTGCGGAGTCTGATCCAAGGCCAGCGGTATTACAAATCGGGAAGCAACTCACCGCAGCCCTCTCTAAACTTCAATAAGGATCACAATAATGTCAAATATCACTACATTCTCAGGTGCAAACCTACCTTCAGTTAAATCATTGGCAACTGCCTTGCGTACCATCGAAGCTGATGTTGGCGCAGCAGGCACTGTCATCATCAAAATGGACAAAACAGGTCATTGGGTATTCGGTACAGAACAAACCGAAATCGAAAATGACTCCTCTTGGGCAGTTAATCCATTCTCTTTCGTTCACGGCTACATTGCATGGGGCGATGGTGAAGTGTTAGCTGAAAAAATGGTCAGCGTAAGCCAGCCATTGCCTGAACTCGATGCAGCGCCTCCTGGTGCTAAAAAGGGTTGGGAAACTCAAGTTGGTATGTCTATGAAGTGCTTAACAGGCGAAGATGCAGGCATGGAAGCGCGTTATACAACTACTTCGGTAGGCGGTAAAAAAGCGGTTCAAGCCTTGGCTGTTGAGATTGCTACGCAAGTAGAAAAGAATCAAGACAAGCCAGTACCAGTAGTTGAACTAGGTAGAGAGCATTACGCTCACAAGTCTTATGGTCGTATCTATACCCCTGTATTCAGCATTATTGATTGGGCTGGTATGGATGGCGCAGTAGAAGCAAAAGAAGAAGAAGCACCTGCAATCGAGGCGCCAGCAGAAGCGCCAGCAGGCCGTCGTCGCCGTACAGGAGCTTAATATGCTGATTAACTTGCAATTATCTGTAGAAGAAATTAATCAGGTTTTGGCAGCTATGAACGCAGGTCTTGTAGAAAAGATCAAAGCTCAAGCTATGGCGCAGATTCAAGCGCAAGAAACTGCTAAATCTACGGCAGAGTAAGAAATGGGGCGGCTGACACTATTCAGCTCAAGTACTCGAGGACGAACGACTAAAAAGACTGTCGCCCCACCCACAGTAAGGCAAGTGAGAAATGAACGCAAATGAACTAGCTGATGAATTAAGTTGGTCGGAAATGGACACAGATGAAATTGAAACTTGGACAAAAGAAGCTATCGCCATGCTACGCCAGCAACAAGCCGACAAAGATAGGGCTTTAAGAGTGCTTAATGAAGTTGATGGAATATTGCTTGATTACATTGAGCAATTAGAAAAGAAGCCAATGACTACTTTAGCGCATGGTAGAGGTGTTGCTTTAGCAGTTAAATACATGATTGCAGTATTAGAGGAGGCACAAGAGAAATGAATATAAAAACATTCAAAACTGGAATAGTTGGTCGTTGGTTTGGCATTTCTTATGTATATGCACACAAAAAACTTGGCATTGGATTATGGTTTTTGGTTATTGAGTTTGATTTAAGAAAGGCACAAGAGAAATGTTAAGAGAAACTAAAGAGCAAACATTAAGCGTCAGGGTTACACGATTAGCGGACTGGCTTCTTAGGATTCGTGCTAGATACGAACCTATGAATGGTTTTACTGAATCGGCTGGGTTACTTCACGAATTACTAGCTAAAACTGAATCGTTGGAAGCTGAAGTAGCAATACTAAGAAAGGCACAAGAATGAACATAGTTTCTAAATGCCGATGTGGAGCTTTACTTGATGTAACCGCTAGCGACATCCCTGCAAGATTTTCATTTATAGAGTGGCTAGCAATACATAAAGAATGTCCGCAAAAAATGTTTACATCGCATATTGCATTTAAGTATTTACTAAGAAAGGCACAACAGAAATGAGCATACCTACAAAACAATTTAGGTTTAACTGCGGAAAATTACAGCAAGCATTTGTAATGGACAGAGATGATGCGGATTTAGCTGATAGTTTTCATGTTGGATATATTGATAAGGATGTTTTTGAGAGGTTTGATGGTTCATTTTCTCGTTGGTTAGATAATGTTTGTTATTGGGTTACTGTTCAATCGATTGACTAAAGAAATGCACAAAAAAATGCACAAAAAAATGAATGTTGATAATTTTGTATTGCCTGATTACTGGGACATTAGTCGTTCATGTGACGGAATGAATCCATTGGAACAATTTATATACAACAATGAACCAGTAGATTGTGCTGATGAGTTTAGAAAAGAATTAGAAGATGCAATTAAATATTTACTAAGAAAGGCACAAGAATGAACGCAAATGAACTAGCTGAACAATTAGATGAATATGTTGGTAATAACGGATATAGCCATAACGATTACGCAGATTCAATGAGTCAAGCCTCCACCATGCTACGCCAGCAACAAGCTGAAATCGAGGAGTTGAAAAACAACACAGACCAACTTGGAAAAGTGTTGAATGAAATTAGTAATAAAAATGAAGCATTGGAAAAAGAATTAGAAACTTGCAAGACTATCGTTGCGTTATCAAATATTGCATGGGAAAGAAAACATGGAAAAGACTAATGAACCAGTAGCGTGGATTATTGATGAAAACATGACTGATTGTGATGATAACTTTATTTGGAATACAGGCAATTATCCTGATTGGCAAGTAAAAGATTGGATTCCACTCTACACCCATCCAGCAAAGACACTAACAGATGAGGAAATACTTGAGTTATGGGATTGGGATAGCGGTGAAATACTAGCTACGGATTTACTGGATTTTGCAGATGCAATACTAAGAAAGGCACAAGAGAAATGATCCTTTGGGTCGATTTTGAAACACGATCACGGTGCGATCTGCGTAGCCGTGGCGTGTATAACTACGCGCAAGACGCAAGCACCGATGTGCTGTGTATGAGCTATGCCTTTGATGATGAAGATGTCGTCACTTGGGTGCCTAGCAAGCCGTTCCCTGAGCGTGTACGCAACCATGATGGGTTAATCTATGCTCACAACGCAGCTTTTGAGCGCTTAATCTTTTGGTACGTCCTTGGAGTTAACTTTGAGCTAGAGCAGTTCTACTGCACGGCAGCTCAAGCTAGAGCTAACTGCGCTCCTGGTTCGCTAGAAGATGCAGGTAGGTTTGCAAGCACTAACATGAGGAAAGATTACCGAGGCTCGCAACTCATCCGCTTGCTATCCATTCCTAAGACGGACGGCACCTTTAATGACGACCCCACGCTGATGGCTGAGATGATCGCTTATTGTGAGCAAGACGTCCGTGCCATGAGAGCAATTAGCCAAGCCCTGCGCCCTTTATCGCCTGATGAGCTTATGGATTACCATGTCAATGAGCGCATCAACGATCGTGGTGTGTTGCTAGACAAACCACTAGCGCAGGCAGCGATCCGTTATGCTAGTGAAGAATTGCAGGAAATAGAACAGATTGTGTCGGAAGTTACACAGGGCGAAATCTTGTCTGTTCGTAGCCCAAAGATGCGTGAGTGGGTTTTAGCGCGTGTCGGCGATGAAGCTAAAAAATTAATGGAAGTGTATAAAGATGGCGACAAGAAATATTCGATCGACAAGTCAGTTCGAGCTAACTTACTTATTCTTGCTGAAGAAAACCCCGA